ACGTTGGTACTGTTCAATGACAGCGGTGGGCCAAACCTTCGCACGGCTCGCGACATATTTGCCGGTAATGCCAGTGGATGGAGTGCCGCGGCAGCATTATTTAGGGTTTCCCATTATTCCTACACAATCTTTGCCGACTGCCACAACCGACATCAATGGGCAGGTGATGATTGTTTTTGGTGATTTGAGGCGTGCGACTATTCTTGGTGAGCGCCGCGCTATTCAGATGGCCCGCTCGACGCAGCGCTATTTTGATAGTGACCAAATTGCTATTCGCGATACCGAGCGCATTGATCTTGTGACGCATCAACTTGCCGACAATACAAATACAGGTTCACTCGCCGCACTCGTCGGCACTACGTGATAGGAAGAAATGCAATGAGTAAATTCCTAACGCTCGATGATTTCCGCGAGAAGCTTGTTACCCAAGAAGACGTCGGTGATGCGAGCATTCTTCAGGTTTCGGTTTGTGAGCCGAAGGCGGTAGCAAATGCCGAGCGTTCTTTGCGCTTTGTATTTAGTGATGGCACCGTGGATCGTGTGGGCGATACCATTGATCCAAAGGGCTGGGAGCTCACTGATTACATGCGCAACAGTGTGATTCTTTGGGCGCATGATTCAGAGCAGCCCCCCATTGGTCGAGCAAGTAACATAACGGCCACCAACGGTAAGTTGATGGGTGATGTTGAATTTATGACGGCTGATTTATCGCCGTTTTCTGATACTGTCTTTCAGATGGTGAAGGGTGGCTGGATCAAAGCGTGTAGCGTTGGATTCCGGCCATTGAAGTATGCCTTTGCCAGCCCAGGACAAGGGGGTGACCGTCCCGCGTGGGGAATTGACTTCAAACAGCAAGAGCTTCTCGAGGTCTCGATTTGTCCGGTGCCGTGTAATGCGAATGCGCTTGTGGCGGCGAAAGCGGCTGGCATTGATGTCGGCCTGATTCGTCAATGGGCGGAAGAAGTGCTTGATAGGCCGGATTCGGTTGCGGTGCCGCGCGCTGAACTCATTGAGTGGTGGAAGGCAGCTAAGACGCCAAAGGCCATTCGCCAAAAATATGCATCGGCTAAGCCGCCCAAGAAGGAAGACGCCCTGGAGACCGGTGATGGCGACGAGCAGGAGATACAGACCAAGGTCGGCGGTAACTGCGGTCGCTCGAAGGCGATTGCTTGCGGCATGAAGAGCGTGGAAGATTGTGCGGTTCATAATGGTGATGCCGCACCTGCATCGGCGCCGACTTGTGGTCTTTCATCTGATCAGCCGTGCGGTATGAAGAATGCTGGTGAATGCATTCAGCATAAAGAGGCACATATTCTAGCGAAAGCGGGCAGACGCATCAGCGCTGCCACCAAAGCTTTGATGCAGCAAGCCATCGATTATCATCAAAAAGGCGTTGACTGCTTGAATAAAGCTATGGCGAATGATGCCGCTGATGCCGACGGTGATAATGATGGTGATACTACGACTGACGGTAGTGGTAAAACGTCAGAAGATATTTCTCACAGCGCCGACACGCTGACGGAGGAGCAACAACGTGAAAAGAGGAAGCAAGAAGCGGCAGCGCTTCGCTTGCGTGTCCTCTCCTAACGCCAGCGTCATTTTAAGCACGGAGATTACGATGAAGAAGCATGAACTGAAGCAGGCCATTGGGCAGGCGACGGATAAGCTACTGGAGATGGCAGGTACTTCTGCCAAAGACGGCTTCGACGAAAATGTCTATAAAGCGCTCGAAGCTGAAATTCTTTCTATGAAAGAGCAAGCTGACCGTATGGATTCAGCTGAGAAGGTTGCGGCGGCACTGGCACGCCCGATCGAAGGATCGGAGCGTCCGACGCCGCGTGCACCAAAGAGCGCCTATCGGCTTTATAGCAGCCTGAAAAACTTCAAGGATCGCCAGATCGGCGGTGTGGAGATTAAGGCTGAGGATCAAGCCTACACGGTGGGCATGTGGTTCCGCGCTGCGATTTTCGGTAACGAGAGTGCCAAGGTATGGTGCCGTGAAAACGGTGTTCCGATCGCCAAAGCACAGGGCGAAGGCGTTGATAGCGCTGGTGGCTTCTTGGTGCCGGAAGAGCTCTTGGCGAACATCATTGTTCTTCGCGAACAGTATGGCGTGTTCCGCCGAAGCGCGTTTACTGTGCCCATGGGCCGCGACCTTGTGAATTGGCCACGCCGTATCGGTGGTCTCACCTCTTACTTCACAGGTGAAAGCCAAGCGATCACAGAGTCTCAGGCAGCGTGGGACAACATTGCGCTGTCGGCGAAAAAGCTCGGTATCCTGGTGCGCATGTCCACGGAAATCGAGGAAGATGCTGTTATTTCGATCGCCGATTGGCTCACGGGTGAAATGGCCTATGAGTTTGCGCGTAAAGAGGATGATTGCGGCTTTAACGGTGATGGCACGGGCACCTATGGCGGTATCCGCGGCACGTTGACGCTTGCCATCGATGGCAATCATAACTCTAGCAAGTATGCAGCCGCTTCGCCGCATAATTTGATTTCTGAAATCGATATGACTGATCTCGTCGGCTTAATGGGGACCTTGCCCTATTATGCGAAGCCGTCGGCGAAATGGTATATGTCAAATCCCGTTTTCTTGTCGTTGCTGGGTCGCTTGGCGGCGACTGCCGGTGGCAATCGGATGGATGTGTTGACCGGCCAGATCGCTGAGCAGTTCTTGGGCTACCCAGTGGTCATCTCGCAGCTGATGCCTCTTAGCACCGGCACGACTGACTACAATGCTAAGGGTATTTTGCACTTCGGAGATCTGCGCCTTTCGTCAGCGCTCGGCGAACGCCGTCAGATCACGATGCGCCGGTCGGATGAGCGTTGGTTTGAAAACGATCAGATTGGTCTCTTGGCCACTGAACGCTTCGACATCAACAATCACGACATGGGCGATGCCATTGCCGGTAAGGCGGGGCCGATTGTTACGCTCGTTGGTACGACCTGATTCTGCCGACACGGAACCCTATTCGCGCGCGCGGATGATGGCCGGAGTGCTTGTCGGAGCACTCCGGTCTACCCTAAAAAGAGGCCTTCATGTCTGACGATTTTATTTCCCATGCAGCAGCAACCATTTATTCTGCTCGATTGGCATCTATTCCCAATTTGGCTGTTGTGACCCCCGCCCTGCTTGATAAGCTTGCAGCCCACTCTGTTGAGGGCGCAAAGGCTTTAAGTAGAGCGCTAGAGGAACACACAGTCCATAAAGCTCATGAGATTCCGGATAGAGATCCTGGAGAGACTGCCTGATGAATGGCGTTGTTGGCTATCGACTTCGAGTCTTAATTCCGTTTGAGCTATTTAGCAAAGGTGAGACCTTTGTTACGAATGGAATAGAGCGCGAGATGCTCGTTGCTCAGGGCTGGGCTGAAGATGTGAAAGATGAGATCGCTGAGCCACCGCCGCTAAAGCGTAAAAAGTCCAAACTGAACGATGGAGATTAAGCTATGGCGTTCCCTTCCCTTTTTCCAATCCATGTTGCTAAAACAACCGCTGCGATTGTAACGGCGCAGACGGCCACGGCCAGCATCGATACGATGGGCTATGACTTTATGCAGCTTGCGGTTAAGCTTGGCACTGAAGCCAATGCGACCAGCGTGCCAACGACGTTGAAGCTCTCTGAGAGCGATATAACAGATGCAACCGGCTACAGTGATATCAAAGCGTTTGTTGGTGGCACGGCTACCGACGGCTTTTCGCTGACTGGTAGTGTTTTCACTGCGACGTCAACGTCTGCAAACGTGGTCTTTAACGTTGACCTTCGCGCGCGCAAACGGTATATTAAAATTGCGATGTCCCCGCAGGTTACGGATGCACTCTTTGGTGTGTATGCCGTTCTTGCTCGTGGTGAGGCTTCGCCATCTACTGCCGCGCGCCTCGGCGCCGTTACCCTTATTGAAGGCTAAGGAGAACTCAGATGGCATTTCCCTCGCTAAAACCCGTTGTGTTGCTTGACGCGACTTCTGTCGCGACGAATGCAACAAACACCTCCATACTCGACACGATGGGCTTTGATTTTGCCCAGATCAGCGTTGATATGGCGACAGCTGATACGACGACGCATGTACCAACGATGCTGAAGCTTTCGGAAGGCGATACGACGGATTCAACTGCTTTCAGTGATATCTCAGGATTTGTTGGTGG